AGATGACTGATGGTTGACCTTTTTAGACCCGATGCCAATGAACAATTGGCCCAAAGATCGGCGGAGTGGTTTGCCGCCCGTCTAGGAAAAGCCACGGCATCCCGTATTGCCGACGTGATGGCAAAGACGAAGACCGGCTACGGGGCTTCACGGGAAAACTACCTAATGGAGCTTGCCTTAGAGCGAATCACCAATGCCCAAGCGCCATCGTTTATGAATGCCGCAATGCAGTGGGGGGTTGATCAGGAACCCGCAGCCCGGTCAGCGTATGAGTCCACAACAGGGAACTTTGTGACCGAAGTGGGCATGATTGAGCATCCCACGATCCCTATGTCCGGCGCATCGCCTGACGGGTTTGTCGGGGAGGATGGGCTTATTGAGATCAAGTGCCCCGAGTCCAAACAGCACCTGAAGAACCTGTCCACCCGCAAGCCTGATACGAAGTATGTGTATCAAATGCAGTGGCAGATGGCCTGCACCGGCAGGGCATGGTGCGACTTTGTGAGCTATGACCCTAGATTCCCTGACCATCTTCAACTGATGATTGTGAGGGTTGACCGCGATGACGCACTGATCGCGGACATTGAGAAGGAAGTGCGTTTGTTTCTAGATGAAGTGACCAAGATGGTCGAAAGGATTTCCCAATGATGAAGCTAATTGGAGTCGGTCGCATCGGTAAGGATGTGGAACTGCGCCGCACCGCAGGTGGTGAGCCTGTTGCCAACATCTCGCTTGCGTGGAATTACGGCATGAAGGATCAGACCGGCAAGATGCCCTCTCAGTGGGTAGACGCCACGCTGTTCGGCAAACGCGCCGAGTCGCTTGCGCCCTACCTCAAAAAAGGCGTGACGCTGTTCGTTGACTTGAAGGATGTCCATGTAAAGACCTTTAAGGGCAACGACGGCAATCAAAAGAGCAGCTTGACCGGCATCGTGGACAGCGTTGCCTTTGCAGGGGACAGACTCAAAGAGTCCCCGCCTTCCGGGTCGGGTCGCCGCCATGACCCCACAACAACCCTGAAACCTTTGACGACTCAATCCCCTTCTGACCATGAAAACTCTTTTCATTCTCCTCATTGCCGCCGCCAACCTCTCGCCGGTGGTGGCCTTCGCCCGTGCGGGCACGCTGATTTCTTGTGAGGGCATCAGCACCGCGCAAGGTTATCGGTATGTCGGGACGTACTGTGTGGACTACCAGTGCAAGTACACCACCACCCGCGTGTTCACTTCTTACTGCCCGTTCAGTCTCTGACCATGAAATCATCACACTACAAGACACCCCGCACGATGGCCGAATGCGAGTTCGTGGTCGGTTACCCAATCATTGAGCAAGACAAGCCTAGCGAGTGGCGCATGGCCGCTGTTTGCATCGGCGTCATCTTGGCAATCCTTTGGATATTTAGATGAGGCCACTCTACGAAACTCAGAAGCATCTGAGCGTAGAGCAACAGATAGCGGATCGGTTCGCTGAAAGGGCGCAATGCCAAATGATGAAGCTGCCGATTCGCTATCACCTTGACTACGCGATGACGCGAGGAGAAAAAGCCTTCGCGTTTGCCGAAATCAAGACCACCAAGTACGACCTTGAGACACATGACCGCGTGGTCAGCAGCAGAGCAGATGTGTCGAATAGCTAGGTTGCCCTTCTACCTCGTGGTCGGATTTCCTGATTGCATCGGTTATACAAGAACCACAGACTTTTCCCATGACGGGATCGTGTGGTGGGGCAGACAAGACCGAGGTGACTCTCAGGACATGGAACCGGCAATCAAGCTAAACATGACGCGATTTGTGGGGCTGTGATGAACTACAAGAAACGAATAGACGAAACGCACAAGGTCGCCGATGCTTTGCTTAACAAAATCTACGACGAAGCAAAAGCCATTTGTCCTGACGATGACATCTCAAGGCTCAACCGCGAAATCGGTATGCTTCATGCAACCATCCGAAACCTGATGATTGACCTTGAGTTGTCCAAAGATGAAGTGCCCTGAGTGTGGTTTGTTCCTTCGCACCCTTGAGACAAGGAAGACAGAGCAGTGGACAAGAAGGTCGCGAATGTGCAAGAACAAGCACAAGGTCTTGACCCGTCAGAAGCCGGGACAGACAGAAACTATCGTGCGTCTGAGCAATTTCGTGCCGAGTGCGAAGCCCGCTACGTCCTGTCCAAACCCCTTGCAGAGCGTCGGGAGTATCTTCGCGGTGTGGAGGAACACCGAGGGATTACAGGCCGCAAGTACCTTGAGCGAGTGATCCTGTCCGAGTGGCAAAAGAAAGCCCCCGCTAAGGGGGGCTAACCCGAGAATGCCCTCAAACTCGGGAGAGGAGACATTAGCAACTACGCTTCCATCATAGCGAGATTGGCCTTGATGCGCTCATCACTTGGCGCAAATTCCAAGGCTTTTTTGCAATGCTCAATTGCTTCTTGTTTCAAGCCAATGTTCCACGCCGCAATGCTCAGATAATCATGCGGTTTCTCAGTCCACACTGACGGGTCCATTGTGTACACAGCGGCCTTGTCCTTAATATCGAGGGCAGCGCGGCAGGCTGCGTAGCAATCCGGCCAATTGTTGAAGGCATAGGCAAGTTCAGCTACCCGCACCCAAGGCTCCCGCGTGTAGGGAGCTTCAGCCGTTGCCCTGCGTGCCCAACTCATTGCAGCGTAGAAGTCGCCCTTAGCTTGGTAAGCCTCGGACAGCAGGCGCATCGCGTAACAGCGTTCATTCTGCCAAGTCGCCTCGGGCATCTTGAGGTAGTGATTGAGCCGGTCAATCGCCTCATCCCATAGGCGATAGAAGGTCAGTTCCCGAGCAAAGTAAAAAGCATTCCGAGGGCAGCGAGGGTCTTCAGCAACTGCCATCCTAAGCAGCGGAAGATACTGTCCCCGGCTCTTGGTCGGGTCGGGGTGGTGACTGACAAGCAACTGATCTGTGTCGGCATAGACTTCTGTGATCCGACCATCGGGCACCGGGTATTCGTGAACCGGGTGGTGCCACCGATAGCCGTGGCGTGCGTGCATCTTTTCGTACTTAAACCGGATGTTGTGGCCCCAATCGAACATATACCGAAGTCGAGTGGTCTTGCCCAACTCCCACACCCGTTCGATTTCCTCGCGCCATCCCGGTTCTAGCACTTCGTCTAGGTCGAGACTAACGCACACATCAATGTCTTTGGGGATCAGGGCTAGGGCCGCATCCCGCGCTTTATCGAAGCGCCAAGGGGTAATGCAGATGTCGTAGACCGATGCGCCACACTCGGCAGCTTTGACTGCGGTGTTGTCCTCAGAGCCGGTGTCGGCAATCAGGATCAAGTCAGCGTCTTTAGCTGACGCGCAGAATCGTTCTACAAATTGTTCTTCATTGCGAGCAATTGCATAGACGCAAATCTTTAATTTATTGCTTGATTGCATTTTGATATGCCTCTTCTAGTTTATTAAACTTATTTTGTTTTATTACTTTGCAAACCCACGCAGGCGACATTCCTACAAACTTTGCAAAGTTTGTTTTGCTTTGAAATTTAACATTGCAAACAATTATTGGTTGGCTGTTGTGCGTGCCTAACTTTCTTTTTTCTTTCATTGCGGCAATTGTTTGGCTTTTGTGTTTTTTGCCAAGCATTGCAACAGCACATTGTCGTCTATGCGATTCGCTTTTTTTGACGCCTTTCAATCTTTTTGAAACAGCGTCTTTAAAAGATTGTGTTCTTTTTAGTCCGGAAGTACCTTCACCGCCATCAGTTAAATTTGCCAACTGATAGCCCATATCTCTAAAACAAGAAATTAAAAATTTTTCATGTTCAAAAGCATCTTCATTTGTGGACCAATAAGCCAAAATTTTGGAATTAAATCCATTGTATTTTTTGACAATATTTTGCCAATACAAATTTCTGCTATGTTTATTTCTTGATCGTCGCTCAGTTCCTTTGCCAATGTAAAAAATTTCACCATTTGGTTTATAGTGAGCATAGACGCAAATTTTCATGTCTTGTCTTAGAAAAGTTGACACTCGGCTTGTCTGCGTTTGACTAGCCCCGGCAGGACTTTGCCGCCGCCACGGGTCCACAACATCAGTTGTTCCTTAGCGCCGTCCCAATCCTGTGCGTTGATTTTCCTGCGTAGCGTACTTGTTTGCAAGCGGCCCACGCCCAGGTTGTAGACGAAATCCACAATCGCGTTGAATTTGTCCGAGTCATTAGCCAAGATGGGACAAAGCCGCAGCACTCCCGGCGCGTAGGTGTGCTTTAACTCAACCATCAGCAAAGCGTCCGCATC